GCAATCTCTTACGACGCTGCACAGGAGAGCTTCACGGCTCGCTACAACCATGAGACCATCGCCATGGGCTTCGCTATTACAGAAGAAGCTATGGAAGATAATCTCTATGATTCCCTGTCGGCTCGTTATACTAAAGCCTTGGCTCGTGCCATGGCTCACACCAAACAAGTCAAAGCAGTAGTTCCGCTTAATACTGGCTTTGATGCTTATCAGTCTGGCGATGGGGTAAGTTTGTTTAATACGGCCCACCCACTAGTTGGTGGTGGAACAAACTCCAATAGGCCCAGTACCCATGTTGACCTCAACGAGACTTCTCTTGAGGCTGCTGTTATTCAGATTGGCAAATGGACAGACGAGCGTGGTCTAATGATCGCTGCTCGTCCCCAGACGCTTGTTATCCCGCCCGATCTTCAATTCGTGGCACAAAGGGTAATGAAATCTGAGCTTCGTCCTGGGACTGCTGACAACGACGTCAATGCAGTACGTACAATGGGTGTCGTGCCAGGCGGGACTGTCGTGAATCATTATCTAACTGATACAGATGGATGGTTCTTACTGACAGACATTCCAAATGGAATGAAGCATTTCAATCGTGTAGCTTTGGAAACAAGCATGGACGGTGACTTTGATACCGGAAATGTTCGCTACAAAGCTCGTGAGCGGTACAGCTTTGGTGTCTCTGATCCACTAGGGATCTGGGGAACATCAGGAGCATAGTTAGATTTGGGGTAGGAATGGGTTGTTCCTTATACTTCCGACCGGGAATTGTCCATCCTACCCCTCTTCTTTTTCTGACTACTAGTAATAGTAGAAACTAGCCACTACAGGAGAAGCACATGGCTAATACAACTTTTCAAGGTAATGTTCGGGCAGAAGGTGGGCTTGAACAGGTAACAAAGAGTGCAACTACGGGTGCATACACTACTAATTTTGATGTAGACTCTAATGGTTCTGTGGTTTATCGTAAGCGGGTCACCGATCTCACCACCACTCCCTATACCGTAGCAGCTACTGAGTCAGGTACTGTCTTTAGCCTTAACAAGGCTGATGGCATTGTGGTATCACTACCTGCTATTGCGTCTGGGCTTAACTATACGTTTATAGTCGGCACCGCTGGAACGAGCGGTGCATACGGGATTGATTGTGTTGGAAGTGATCTATACTCAGGTTTTGCCACTATATCTGATGGAGGAGCTGCCAACGACACTCATACTTTCATCAGCGGTAATAGGTCCTGTATTGATCTGGGATCAGCAGAGCAGGGTTGGCTGATTGGTGGAGTTATTCATTTAGTAGCAATATTAGTTGAATCTTCTACTACTGTGTACAAATGGCACTGTGAAGCACATTTAAGCGGTAGTGGTACACTAGCTACTCCGTTTGAATAAGTAGTATATTAAAATAAGATAGGGCCACCCATCTATCTGGGTGGGTGGCTACTTCTTCGGCTATGGGCAGAGCGAAAGCTCCCGTACCCATAAGGAGATTTAGATGGCTGATGCAGTAACCTCGCAAACCTTGCAAGATGGCGACAAATCTGTCGTAATGAAGTTTACCAATATTTCTGATGGTAGTGGCGAAGCTGCTGTTAAGAAGGTGGACGTTTCCGCATTACAAACTCAATCAGGTTCAGGTGCTGCATGCACTGGAGTGTCTATTCAATGTGTCTGGTATGAATGCAATGGCATGAGTGTAGACCTGCTGTGGGATGCTTCGACTGATGTAATCGCCTGGACTCTTAGTGGATATGGATACTTTGACTTTAGAATGGCTGGACCCCTTATTAATAATGCGTCTGGTCCAACTGGTGATATCATGTTCACTACAGTAGGACATGATAGCGGTGATCGTTATGCTGTTATGTTAAAAATGGGCAAGAGCTACGAATAATGCCTAAAAAGAAAGTAGCTAAAAAGCAACTTACAAAGGGGCAGAAGGAAACACTCAAGAAACATTCGCAGCATCATAGTTCAAGACATATGTCAGCTATGCGTACAGCGATGAAAGGTGGTAAAACATTTTCAGCAGCGCATAAGGTAGCAATGAAAAAGGTAGGCAAATAGTGGATAGAGCTACAGCACGAGTACTGGTGGCATCCTTAAGAAATGAGATGAAAGATCTTAAAAAGTTTTCACAGTTTAGGGCAGGCGGCTTTATAGGTAATGGATCTAAAATGCCAAAGAACTGTATTTCAAATAAGAAGTTAGCTAAAATTAAGTTTGGTGAAAATTAATGGCTACTTCTTCTACTGCTACCTTTAATCTTGAAATATCTGAGGTTATTGAGGAGGCCTTTGAGCTATGTGGCATTCAATCAAAGACAGGATATGATATTGAAACTGCACGACGTTCATTAAATTTATTAAGCCTTGAGTGGGCTAATCGTGGTTTAAACTTTTGGTGTGTAGAGCAGGGAACTGCAAGCACGGTTGCCAGCACTTCTACTATCACACTACCAGCAGATACGATAGATCTTATTGAATACTGGATTCGTGATGGGTCGGGTACATCAGAGAGCGATCTACCTCTTTCTAGGTTTAGTGTCTCACAGTATAGCACTATACCCAATAAGTCATCTGAGGGTCGGCCTGTTAATATCTACATTGATAAACAACGGGATGCACCAGTAGCACACCTTTGGCCAACACCAAATAAAGTATATACGTTTGTCTATCAGCGGATTCGACGTATTCAGGATACTGGAACATCAGGATCTACCAGCCCTGACGTTCCAGCTAGGTTTTTACCTGCGTTGGTGTCTGGGCTTGCATTTCGTATTTCACAGAAATATCCAGAATCCTTTATGCGTTCCCCTGAGCTTAAGGCTGAATATGAATTTCAATGGGAAATAGCACAACAAGAAGATAGGGATCGCTCCTCTGTTCATTTTGTGCCAGGAGGCTACTAATGGCACGTTTTGCTAATGGTAAGTATGCGTTTGGCTTCTGTGATCGTACAGGTTTTCGATACAAACTTAAGAATATGGTTCCTCAAATAAGGGCAGGTCGATTGACTGGCCTTATGGTGGGTAAGGATATGTTAGATAAAGATCAGCCACAAAACTTTCTTGGACGACTGGGAAACTATGCAGATCCAGAAGCGTTAAGAGATCCTCGTCCTGATATTGCTGAGGATACTAGCAGAAAGCTTTATGCATTTAGTCCAGTAGGCAGTGGTAATGCTAATACATCTGGAAACTTATTGGTTCATGGTAAGGTGGGAAGCGTTAAGGTGACAACATGAATTATACCGAATTGACTTCAGCCATTCAGGATTATACAAACAATACTGGCACAAGCTTTACTGCTGCAATTCCTACATTTATTAAGCAAGCAGAACAGCGCATTTATCGCTCAGTCAATCTTCCAGTCAATAGAAAAAATGTTGCAGGAACTATGACAGATGGCAACGCATACCTAGCAACGCCAACAGACTTTTTGTTTCCTTTGTCGCTGTCTGTAACAAATTCTAGTAACCAGATATTTTTATTAAATAAGGATGCAAACTTTATTAGATCGACCTATCCAAATGCCACCACAGAAGGTACACCCAAGTACTATGGTTTATTTAGTGATGACAGATTTATTATTGGACCTACACCTGATTCGGACTATACAACTGAACTGCATTATTACTATGAGCCTAACTCTATAGTAACAGATAGCACAACATGGCTAGGAACAAATGCCGATACCGTGTTGCTTTATGGATCGTTAGTTGAGGCACATACCTACATGAAAGGTGAGCCTGATTTGGCGCAACTATATCAAGGACGATATCAAGAGGCCCTACATCTTCTAAAGGGACATGCTGAAGGCCGTATGACCCGCGATGAGTATAGGTCTGGTACATTAGTCGTGGAGCCTGGCTAATGTTTAATATAGATGTTGGAGACGTGACGGTGACAACTAGCAATAATGGCAACTTAGGACCAAGTCATTGGGCGGAAAGAGCTTCTGATATGATTATATCAGTTGGGAAAAATGCCCATCCTACTATAGCAGAGCAGGCACGAGAGTTTAAAAGTTATATACATAAGGCAGTACAGTATTTTATATATGAAGCGATTAAAGAAGATCGCTCTAAAGTTATTACCCTGTTACGTTCAGCGGGTCATAATGACCTAGCAAATTCTGTGGAGAAACTATAATGGCTATTACTCAAGCAATGTGTACGTCTTTTAAGAAAGAGTTATTAGAAGCGAAGCATAACTTCCTTCTTTCTGGTGGAAACA